TTTAACCCTTGGCACACCATCATCGTATTCTGCACGTCTTCTTCTCCCCATTTGTTGAAGAGCAAAATTCTGTATGCCTTCATTATACTTGCTTTTATATAGGTTGTACATATCCATAGGTCCTTTAAGAAAAGCAAAAGCTTCGGTTAAAACACCATCCAAAAGCATTCCTTGTTGGTATTCAGATAGGTAAGTAGTATTTGAAGATGTAAAACTAGGTGGAGTAATTATGTAGTTTAATTGAACTGCATAACCTTGATCTGGAGTTGGAGCAACTACAATAGAACTTTCATCCCAGTTAGCATAATATTTAGGAAGGCCTGTTGCACCACTACCATTATATTCTGTAATAAAACTAGTATCTCTTTTTTCCATAAAAGATCTATCTCCTGTTTGATTTGTTGAATTAAATACTTGAAGAGATCTAATAATTAAAAAATCTTCTGGAGTAATTAAATATCTTTTATTAGCTGTAAAAGATGAAGTTGAATATTTTCTAGTGTCATCATAATCAACTGCACCTGCAACACTTAGTTCTGTGTTTCTTATAAATTGTCCAATAATAGTATCTGTTAAAACATTACTATCTACTTCAGTGTAGTTACGAACTTGTGTTAAAAAATCTGGATAAGATATAGCCATTATGTAATACTCACTGTTACTGTTCCTATAGTTGAAATCAATTGTCTTCTTCTATTTTGAAGAGAGGGGTTTGCTGGAATCATTGCTGAAATACCTTGGTTATCAAAAGCAAAATCTCCAGGAAGAGCTAGGGTAGCATTTGCCATTCCTTGTCCGCCTGAGGAAGCAATTACTCCGTCTATGTTAGTAGGTTGTTGAAATCTTTGTGGTCTTGTATTTTGTAAAGCAATGGCATCAGCAGTAAAGTGTCTTCTTCTAATTTGAGGGTGTTTAGGTTCAAATTCAGAATAATGAACTAAAGAACCATTCCATTCTTTTACCATTTCAGTATATGGAAAAGCCATACCTGATCTATCTGATATTGCCTGACTTCTTTTTCCTGTCGCCCATTTAGCCATTATTATACTCCATTGAAGTAAAATGATTGTGGAGTAATAAATGTAGAAGCTCTTTGACCATCCTCATCCAGAGCTCTTTTTAATTGATCTTCATAAATTAATTTATTTTGTTGAACTAATTCTGGAGAATTTTTCATTGCTAAATAATATGCTAATCCCGCAACCATGCAGGGTAAAAATCTAAATACAATATCTGCATCATCAGTGTATGCTCCCGCATCTTCAATTCTTTTAATTACGTAATATTTTAAATAAGTGTAAGTATTTAAATCAGGGGCTTGGTATAAATATATTTTTGGTATTTCTTGTCTATCCACATAGTATTGTGAAGGTTGCCCTACTGCAAGTTTATTGGGTAAAGCAGAATACGCTGATCTATCTATTTTTGATAAAGCAACATCTTGAGTATTAACCGTGTTTGCACCTGCCCCCGTAGTAGATACAAAAGCTTCTAAAACATCACTTACACTTCCATCAACAGCATATTCTGCTTGACCTGAAACTAATAAATTTTCATTAAGGGATACTTTCCAAAGGTGTATTCCTCTATTGGCCCACTCTGCAAATAAAAGATTTAAACTTGTTCTAGCAGATCTAAGACTATATCCACTAGTAGTAGCCATACCACATCGTTCATAGGCTTCTTGTATTATCTCTTCTATAGATAAATCAAATGCTGTGGTTCCTGAAGTCGCCATTATTATCCTTTTTACGGTTGTACAATTTCTTGGATTGTATCACTTTTAGCTTAAACTTTGAAGACCTTAGGTTTTTTGCTATTGGATTTTTTTTTCGCATGTTCACTATCTTTCATAAGCCTGCCATTTGGCATGTAATGATGTCCTGCGGGTGCTTTTTTCTTTCTAGCTCCTCTAAGTTTACCATCTATCTGTGCTGATATTTGTCCTCTTCCTATAGCCATTATAAATTTACCGCCTTTCCTAAAATTGGTTTATATTTAGTTTTACCATCTTCTCTGAATGCATGCAAGAACTGCTTCCTGGGTTTATCTTCAATATAACTACAATGACACCATCCACTTGATGGTTCTCCTTTTTTGTAGAACTCGAGAATCATTTGATCATATTCAAGATTCTTATATATCCAGTCACAGAGCTCAGCATTATCGACTCCCGGACACTCAAAATCAACGGCTTCTGCATCGCAGTGCTGACTATTTATTGAGCTACCAATAGCAATAGATAATTCTGGAGATCTATAACAGCTAGTGACTACTACAGGACCAAAATGATCTCTGACGGGTTGTAAAATATTATCACAAAGTAATTTTAGTTTTGCTATCTGATCTGAGTTAGGATTATTATCTATACCCTTACGTATAGCAGTGTCTGATTTGATTAACTCTTGAAGAGTAAAATTTCGTGAAAGGTTCATTTAAACTTGTTCTACTTCTTTACATATAAATTTCGTTGCTATTTTGTTATTATTAACAAATCTATCTTCTTGTGCAATTATTAATTCTCTAGATACTTCAAATGCAGCAAGTGTACATTCTTTCCATGAATTATATTCTTGCTTTATCTCTAGTGGGTCTAAGCATTGATCATTTATAAAGGAACATAAAAATATTATTAATACAAATTTCATAGTTTATTATAATTTATCCTCCCGCTGGACCTCCAAAAAAAGCTAAGATACAAATAGCTATTATTAATATAGCAGTAAATTTGTAGTTCATTTCTGGTTCCATATAAACACCCTCCATATTAATTAGTTACCTTTACTGACATGATAAACACTCCTCGTATTCAATTTCTTTAGTTTCATGTTGACATTTTTTACACTCACACAAATCCATTAAAGGTGTGTAATGTCCTGAATCTATTTTATCTTCACTGCAATGACACCCGTGGCCACAAGTTTTGCACTTAACCATCATGTTATTTCTTCTTTTTTTTAGTGAAAAATTTAGCTATTTTATAAGTAATATTATCAATAAATTCACATAATTTTATAATGTATTTATCAAGCATGGTTTTTAAATAAGCTCCTAGTACTGTTAAACAAAATATTAAACCCATTATAACATAAAGTATAAGATCTAAAAATAGCCAGTATACTTTTTTTAACACTTCCATCTACGTCTTGCTTGTCTTAATCTAGAATTAGGATCTGCTGCAGCTTTTGGAAACATTTTTATTTGTCCAGCTGATCTTGCGCAATATGATTTTCTTCTTGCTGCTCTTTTCTTTCCGGGTTTATCTTCTGTAACTGCTGTAGTTAACTTACTTCCAGGGTTTTTACTTCTGTATGAAGCAACTCCTGCAGCAGTCATACCCGCACCACTTTTAGTAGATCTAAAATTCTTTTTGTTTCTAGCAGGCATGTTATCTCCGCCTCTACTGAAACCTAAAACTTTTAGACCAGTCTTATTCATACTTAACTTAATCTATTTATTCGTAGTTGTAAGATTAGGTCCTGAGTATTTATCAGTTAACAAAGTATAAGCTGTAATATTTGTTTTTGTTTTAACAAAAATTCCTTTTGGAAATAAAATACCATCTTCTGGAAAAGAAAAGTTAATTACATCACCAGTTGGACAGTCTGCAATAAATAATGTATCCCCAGTATTTGAAGTAGTTGTTAATTCTAACAAACCTGCTCCAACACCATCGTTAGCAACAATAATTCCTTTTAACCTTATTGGTTGTACAATTACGGCAGTCCCTGTGTTTCCTGCTGTTGATCTTGTTGCTTGTATATCGGATTTAAATCCCATAAAATTCTCCTTAGTTTAGAGCTCCCGAAGGAGCTCTATTTTATTATTAAGCTATTGTAACATCTCTGTCTGCAGAAAGAATCCAACCTATAGAGCTATTCCATACTAAAGTAGCTGTCTCAGCCACTGCATCGAAAGCTAAAGTTGTTCCACTTGCAAAAGTTGTTGGAGTAACAGTTGCAGTTCCACCACCATCAACAACCATAGTAATGATTTTGATTTGGCCTGAAGTTGTTCCATTAGCTAAAGTAACTGCAGCAGCACCTGCGGCTGTTGTAAGTTCTGTAACTAAGTTTGTAAGATCAACTGCACCTGCACCAGATAATGATTGAACACCACCTGTAATAGTTGCTCCGTAAGTAGCATTAGTTGTAATAACGCCTGTAGTTGTATTTTTTGTAATTGATTCAAAGCCATTTTCGGATCTAACCGGGCCTGAAAAAGTTGTGTTTGCCATAATAGTTTCTCCTGTATAGCGGTTAAATTTTGTGGTCTCTATACCGTCTGTCTAGCCAGTCCACAAAATCATATTTTCTAGATCTTTATATTATACATAAAAAAAGGGGCAGAGTAAACTCCGCCCCTTTTAGGTAAATACTGAATGTATTTATTAAGCTGTTGGTAAGTTTCCGTTACCAAAAACACATCTTGGGTCTGACCAACCAAAGCTGTATCTTTCTCTAGCTTTAAATCTCATGTTACCAGTATCGAAATCACCTTCCATTGCAGTTTTGATGGGTGATCTAACGAAATATTTAAGTCCGTTAGGCACATCAGTCAACAAGAAGAATGAATCTGTGTCAGTTAAAAAGTTATTCACTCTGTAACCTTCAGGAACCATTCCCATGTTGTTAATTGCATTGATGTCGTTATCGGCAGTTCCAACTCTCATTGGCGACTTCATGATTCTCTCAGCAGTAAATTGTAATTCTTTTGGAATTATCATTTTTCTACCAGAAGAAGCAATTTTTAAGCCTCTTTCATCAACAAACCCAGAAATGTCAATTAATGACTGTTCTAGTGAAGTTTCATTAAGATCCGCTGCAGTTGCAAGAACGTTTGAGAAAGTACCACCTGTTGCTAATGGGTGAGCGTTTCCGATTAGGGATTCACCGTCTCCACCAGTTGCAGAAGTTACTTGCGCATTGTTCAAAACGTTCGCAGCTTTAACTTGCTTCGTGTTTGCCATAGATCTTGCAAGGGCTCTTGTGTATCTTCCCGCAAGTCTATCGTATAGGTTATCTTCGATCGCTTCTTCAGTGATAGCAAATGCTAATGCGATTGTTTCGTGATTGTATCTTGAAGTGAAAGTTTCACCCGCTTGATCAAACACTACTCCAGCACCTTCTTGTTTAGTTGGTGCAGAAGCGAAACCGCTTAACATTACTTCCTCTTCGAAAGCTCTGTCTGATGTCTCAGTCGAAAAAATTTCAGCATGCTGATTTTCGTAACGACTATATTCCAGGCCGAATAAAGCATTCAAACCTGGCTCTAGTTCTTTAACTAGTTGTGCTCGTGATATTGCCATGTTTTATCTCCTTATGCTATACCTGTACCACTTCTAAAGAAGTGATTGTTGATTCTAACAAGAATGTTAGCGTTTGATGTAGTCACATCCGAATTTTCGGGATCCTGTGATATATCAATTGCTTGAACAGCAAAAGTAGAAGCTATGCCTGAAGCACTCGCATCTAATTGTACTGATGATATTCCTGTTTGTGTTACTCCAGTAGCGTTTGTAACTGAGTAGTTTTTAAACAAATCCGCTCTCGCAAAAACCGCGTCCGCGTCCATTAAAAACACTGCATCTGGATCATCAACAACAAAGGCAGTAATATTGCCTTGAGTTGGTGTAACTCCACCAGGGTAGTAGTTCTTATAGGTTGGTTTTTGAGTAGTTGGATCGTTATAAAACACTCCGTTAAAAACACCCACAACAGCTGCACTAGTTCCAGCAACATGTCTCTGTATATTTCCGGCTGCGACAGGTATTACCATGTCTCCTTGAAATATCGCAGTAGCATAACCGGCTGCAATCGTGTATCTGTTTTGGGCTCCTACTAATGGCGTACCGTCTAGTTTTCTGTATGGTCTTAGACCAAACTTTTCTAGTTGATTTGACATAGTATTTCCTTACGTTTAGTTGTTTATATTATCCAAGCTATCTAGGTAGGTAATGCAAAAAAATTATTTTTTACGACCACCACCAAAGGTAACTCTAGACTGTCTATCAATATTGATAGGCATGTCCGGGTGTTGCTCCTTCATAAGATCTCGATCAAATGCGTCTGTTCTATCTTGAGTTATTTTTCTAAAATACTCAGCGCGACTTCTCAATATCTCTTCCGGTATCCTTGCCAACACAAGGCCTCCAATCCCGACTAAACCAACGTGTTTTCCTTCTGAGAAAACTGGATAATCATTTTCACCGATCTCACTTAAAAGTGTTTCGGCTCTCACAAATTCCCAACCTTCTCTTAGTTTTTTTGATACATTTCCTGGATCATCAAAACCATTTGTTGCAGTTCTTATCCATCTATGTGAATATCCCTGCGGTGGCGCTGGCGCGTCCAAACTTGATGGTGGAGTCCAATCTTTTTTTCTAGAAAGCTTCTTTCTATTTTCGGACTCGCGTGAAGTTTTTACTTTATTTTCCATATTAAGCTCCTTCTTTCACGTATTTTGCATATTCCTCTAGCGGCACCCCTAATTTCTTAGCGATAACTACCTGTGATTTGGTGAGTTTCACAGACTTGCGTCCACCTGATCTTCTGCTAACAGAAGCTACGTTTTGGACGGGTGCAGCTTTTGTTCTTTCTTCATTAGAAGATTCGGCAAATTTCTGAGGAAAATATTCCTTCATACGTTTGTTTATTTGATTATAATAGCCATCACTCTCCGAGTCAATTCCCTCCTGCAACAGGTCTTCGTGTATTCCCATAGCAGCAGATGTTAATACTCTATCCGATCCAAACCATTCATTATCATAGGCCCAGTCTTGGGCTTTAGTGCTAATTAGTGGTTGTGGAGCTTGTGTTTGAGCTTCAGCAGGTTGTGATTCTATTTGTTTTTTTCTAGATTCTCTGTCCTCAAGAGTCATAGAAATTTTTTCCTTCTCTACAGCTAATTTTGTAAGCTTGTCCTGAGCGTCCATAATTAAGTTAGAGTCTTGAGAGTCTAATGCTACTTGTAATTCAGATCTTGCTTTATCTCTTTCCGAATCAACTCTAGCACTATATTCTCTAAGGTAGTTACCATCAGTTTCTTGAAATTTCTTTTCAGAACTATCAAACTGACTCTTTAAACCTTTAGCATATTCCATAGCAGCTCTTTCTCTACGTTCTGCTTCCTTAGCTTGAAAGGTTAATCTTTTTATTCTTTTTTGAACTTTTTCCGAATAGTCTTGCAGACTAGGGTCTTCATCTTCTTCTTTTTGTTCAAATTTAGGTTGTGATTTTTCTTCTACTTCTTTAGTTTCATTTAAAAGTTCTTTTGCACTTTTACCTCTACTAACATCTACATAACCTAGATCTACATCTTGTTTTTTTTCAAATTCTTCAGTGGATACTTCAGGAGCATCTACTGTTACTGTTACTTCATCTACTCCATCAGTATCTAATTCAACTTCTGGATTTGTTTTGTTTTCTGCCATTTAGTCCTCCTAATAGTGGTGCAAAATATCTGTTGGATCTTTAATAGTTGAAATGACTTCGTCATCATTTAAAACTCTAACTTCTCCTCCATCTATTTTGAATCTGGAACCTGAATATCTACTAAAAATAACCCATTCATTTAGTTGACACCAAGGTCCTTTTGGAAATTTATTTTTGTCGTGATAACAAAGATCACCCATTTTTAATACTAGACCACATACTGTAGTCATCTGTATTGTTTCTTGAGTTGTATCAGAAAGTAAAATTCCACCTTTAGTTTTTTTAGGCCCTGCATAAGGCAGAACTAAAATTCTATAACCCGTTGGTGTTGGTAAACTATCTAATGTTGCTTTGTCGAGTGCTTTTGGATCTAGGACTGTTTCAATCTCGTCTGCAGCTTTGTAAGCTCCGAGAAGTGCTTCAGTCCGTTTCGGTATAACCGTGGACTTGTTCATTATCTTACTCCGTTGTTGTCAGCAGGTCTTTAAGATCCTGTTGCAGATCTTCTAGAGATCTGATTTGACCTCTAACATATTGTAGTTTCTCTACAGTGTCAACACTATAGACGATGTTTTCCTTTAAACGAGCTACAGCTTCTTTTATTTTACGTTGTACGAGAGATATTGTATCGAGATCCATTAATTTCTTTTAAGTGAAATTTTATTCTTTCCTTGTTTAAGTAGCATAAAACCAAACTCATTTACTATTATCTTTAATACTGAATCCATATTAAATTTTGGATAATCATCAAAAACGAACACCGTTCCTTTGT